AAACAAGCGCTTTATTTTAAACGTATAGGTTTCAGATTGCATGATACGATGATTTATCAAAAAAAATGCTATATGCCTTTCAATCACAGAAGGTACGAACAAGAATTTGAATATATTTTTGTTTTTTGCAAAGGCGTTTTGCGTACTTTTAATCCAATTTTGTTGAATTGTTTAAATGCGGGTAAGATTGGCAGACACACAACAAAATTAGATTATCGTTATTATGAAAAAAATAAATCGCATAGGTGTCATGACCGTGATGAAATTTCTATCAGTAAAGAAACCAAAATTCATGGTAATATTTTTTGTTACAACCCCACACGCAATAGGTCTGCCCATACTGCCGTATTCCCCGAGCAATTGGCAATTGACAATATACAAACATGGTCAAACGAGGGTGATATCGTTTATGATCCATTCTCCGGAAGTGGTACAACTTGTCTTGCCGCCAAAAGTTTAAGACGACATTTTATAGGTAGTGAGATAAATGAAACTTATTTCAAGGATAGCTTGGAGAGAGTTGGTATCAATAAAAGAATCGCGAAAGTCAAGAAATTATAATATGGGTAAATGGTATAGATTAAGTGTTCTCGTGATGGTGTTGATAATTATATTTTGTCACATTGTTGCAAATTTTATTAGTCGAAGGGTATTCAGCAGTTCGTTATATGAAGATACAATCAAAAAAGAATTTATGATGAAGGAAAAGGAGAAATAAAAATTATGTCAACAAATATTTTACGTCAAAATGAAAAAAATAATCTCGGGCAAAGAGCGTCATTAGAAAAAGGAAGACGAAGAGAAAGCGATATCGACGGATATATCGATTATCAAGAAAGAGACGTCGACAGTATAGATTCTCATTTTGATTCAATTTGCCGAATGATTGGTAAAATGCTGTTGCACCCCGTAGGCGCAGACGTTGATTTTGAAAAGCAAAAGGGGAATTATCTCCAGCGAGTAAAAATAAAAATTAAATACTATGTATCACCGGAATGATTATATTTAGTATTATGGGAACATTTAGAGCAACAGAGAGATTGACACAAGAGGATTGGGAAAGGTTATATCAGGCTCGAAAGCATGGGGCAACATATGGAGAAATGTGCGGATTAGTTGGTATAAATAAAACTTCCTGGTGCCATATATCAAAAATGTACTTCCGCTACCACTCCTCACGAGAGAGAGAGGAACGGAGAAAGTCACTTAAAAAAGAACAGATAAGATTTATAGAGCGCTCCAAAGAACAAGCAGTTAGACTTTCCGGGTTAGGTATGACACTTGCGGAAGTGGCAAGTTTTATTGGTGTTTCCACAAAACATTTAGATGAATTGATGGACGAGGATCCAGTATTCAAACATCATTACGTAAATGCGCCACTTAAATCAGACTGTGAAGTAGTTTCCGCATTGCGTAAACGAGCATTGGGGTTCTCTTATGTAACGGAGTCAGAGACGGAAATATTTGACAGGAACGGAAATTCAATAGGCAAAACAAAAGTTAAATCCAAGAGACTTTCCCCTCCTAATATTAAAGCGCACGAAATATGGCTTGTCAATAGGAGGAATTGGCGTTTAAATGCTAAAGAGAATCCCGAGGATCATGACTCGAAAGCGATTGAGTACGATATAAGAGAAAAAATGTTTGACGAAAATCTGAGCGAACCGTTAAACGAAGAAAGTAAAGAAGATCAGTAACAATGATTAACGCTGAAATTACAAAAAAAATCATATATAAGCCGGGACCAAAGTCTCGAAAAGTATGGAGAGAAAAAGATTCGGCAAAATATAGAATTCTTGAAGGTGCGGTCAGAAGTTCCAAGAGTTATTTGGCGGATACAATTGCGATTAGTGAAATACAAAAACTTCAGAACAATACAAAAATATTGATTTCTGGTTATTCAATTTCTTCTGTTGCCCGGAACGTAATCGATAGCTGGAAAGAAATGGTTGACCCGCTGAATATCGGACTTTTTCGTAATGTCAAGGACACGAAAGACGACTATCTCACCATTAATTGGAGAGGTTTACGCGGCAAGAAGTTTTATATTAGAGGTGCTGGGAAAGAGAATGATTTCAAACAGATTCAGGGAGCTACCTTTGATTATTGGCTCGCTGATGAGGCGACACGTCATCATGAAAAATTTATTGATATGTCAATGACACGGTTATCGATGGATCATGCCAAAGCAATATGGACATTAAACCCTGATTCTCCGTATCATTTCATAAAAAAAAGATTCGTCGACAATCCGAGGCTTTATATAGAGGACGTCAATGGCTTTTCCGAATTCAAAAGATGGGTATTCTTTTTAGAGGATAATCCCTCATTGACAAAACGGTATATCGATTCTTTGAAGGAACTTTACACCGGACTATTCTACCAGAGATACGTCGAAAGTAAGTGGGTAATTGCGGAAGGAACAATATATGATTTCTTTTCCAGCGCAAATATCATTCATAGTATAAAACCGCGCGCGGATTATTATGTTGTTGGCGTAGATTATGGCACGGGAAATCCAACTTGTTTTATTTTGTTCGGTGTTAACTTACGAACATTCCCAAAGATATGGTCTGAGAAGGAATTTTATTGGGATTCTAAAAAGATGCAAAGGCAAAAAACAGACTCCGAGTATTCCCACGATATGAAAATCTTTCTTAACAAGACGGAAGAAACCAAACAATTTGGAGAAATCGTCCCACGATATATTTTTCTTGACCCCAGTGCCGCATCTTTTGAGATTCAATTAAAAAGAGACGATTTCAGAAATGTACGTCACGCAGAAAACGATGTGATTGACGGGATAAGAACACACGCAAGAATGTTAAAAGGCGGGGAATACATGGTTGGAGAATATTGCGTTCAGACAATAGAGGATTATGCCGGGTATAGATGGGACGAAAAACAGCAATTGTATGGAATTGACGCACCATTAAAAATAAACGATCATACGAAAGATACTGAGAGGTATGTTTTACACACCTTGTTTGGAAAAAGTGGGCACAACTATAAAAAATTAGCAGCATGGTAAATGGTAATATCTTTTTATAAAGGGGGTTCTTGTGAAATTGTTTCGTACCGATAGTTGGACAAATGTTTTTACCCGAATGGGCACCAGTCAAGATAAGAAGGAAGCAACGAAGTTTGGGAATATTACAATCTTCGATCAGGGTACTCTTCGTCTTATGTACAGAGGAGAGGGCTTGACAAAACGAGTGGTTGATTTAGCCGCCAACGACATGACGCGGAGATGGTTCAAAGTTGATGGCGATTCCGAGGGGTTTATTGGACAAAAACTTGATGAACTGAAAGCGAAGAAAAAAATCAATCAGGCGCTAAGATGGGATAGGCTATTTGGAGGCGCTTTGATTGTCGGCGGCCTAATTGACGGTGGAGGAATGGAGGAGCCGTTGAATGAGGCAACTTTACAAACGATAGATTTCCTCCATGTTTTCGATAGATATGCTGCAACACCACTTAGCTACTATAATGATCCGAACAACGAGAAATACGGAGAAGTGGAAAAGTTTACAGTTTCCCCTAAAAGAAACGGAGCACCATTTGTTGTTCATGAGTCAAGATGCCTGATTTTTGATGGCATTGACATTGACGACATAAGCCGCCAAGAGCAGCAAGGTTGGGGAGATTCTGTTATCCAAGCGATCTACGAGAGAATACGCGGCCTCGGAGTTGGGTACAATGGTGTGGAACACATACTTGACGAATTCATAATCGGAATTTTGGCAATAAAAAATCTAACTGATTTATTAGCCGATCCTGAAGGACCAAAAATGATTTCGGATAGGCTCAATCAGATTGATATGTCGAAAAGCTTTCTTAATACCGTGTTGATAGACGCGGACCAAGAATCTTTTACGAAACTTTCCTCGACCGTTGCGGGATTAGAAGGTTTGATTGATAAACTTATTCAGTCAGTCGCGTCAGTCACTGAATACCCGGTCACTTTACTAATGGGAGAATCGCCTGCCGGTTTGAATGCCACCGGAAAGAGTGATATCCTCTTATATTATGATTCGATTCACGCAAAACAAGAAACCAAACTACAATCGCAGCTTGAGACTCTTTGTAAATGGATTCAACTTTGTCAATTAGGTGATTTCAGAGGTATAGAACTCGATCAATGGAAAATCGTGTTCAACCCTCTTTATGAGCCGTCAGAAACGGAAATAGTCACAAACAGAAAAACAGTCGCGGAGACTGATAAGATTTATTACGATATGGGTGCTCTTTACGAAACGGAAATTCGCGACTCACGTTTCGGAGGAGAAACATATTCGATTGATACCGACCTTGACGAAACTCTATCTTCAGCGCTGGAAGATAAATCCACACAAGAGGCGAAAGATATTAAAAATCCTCCTATGCCGTCTGTTGCTATTCCAGCACAAATGACAAATGCGACTGGTATTACATCCAGCGACCCAAAAGGATTTTTAAACGGAAAAGAACTTCCGACAAAGGGGCAATAAATGTCAGTCGATCATTCGATAAAAGCTATACAGAAACAAATTCTTATTGGTAAACTGCGAGAACAGAGAGATAAAAAAAGAAGAGCCCGCAGAATGTACAAGCCGAAATATCCGAAAATGCTTGAAGCGCAATACGTCAAGTTAATACTTGGCTATGTTGCTAAGATGCGAACAATGGCGGAAGATATTATCTCTCCTCAATTGTCGGGTATTGTGAGTCAAGCAGGCTTTCGTCAAGATGCCTGGAATGATACAGTTAACGATGTAATTGAATCGCTGAAGTTATCATTTGGTAAAGAACTTCCGGATTTTTCTGTTTATGCTACCGACATCGGTCAAAAGACAAGCGGTTGGAATAATAAAGAATGGCAGAAGGTAATGAAATCAGTAATGCAGGTAGAATTTTACCAAAACGAGCCTTGGTTATTAGGTCTTGTAGATTCTTTTGTCAAGCAAAATACCAATCTTATTACTGAATTGACAAGTAAGACAGAGTCCGACATTCACGGTGTGATAGATCGTGGAGTAATTGCAGGAAAACGACACGAAACAATAATGAAGGAAATACTTTCTGGTACTGATTTACAAAAAGGAGTTTTTCAGAAAGTTGAGACAAGAGCGCGATTGATTGCACGGGATCAAGTGGCAAAACTGAATGGAAATTTGATGCGTTTACGTCAAACGAATTTAGGAATAACCCAATATATATGGAGAACTTCACTTGACGAGAGAGTACGCCCAACTCATGCAGCGCTTGAGGGAGAAAAATTCTCATGGGACAATTCTCCTGATGTCGGACATCCGGGAGAGGATTATCAATGCCGATGTACCGCTGAACCCGATTTTCAGGAATTGCTTAACACAAATGAGGAGGAGGAATAATATATGTCATTAAAAGAAGCTATCGAATTGCTCTTCAGAAAAATCGCTTTTTATCTTTCTGAGAAATTCACCGGAAAAATAGTAATCACCTTCAATTGTAAAGATGGAGGAATTGGCAGATTATCAATGACGGTTGAGGAAGATTTAAAAAAATAAAAAATATTAAAATAATTGTTGACTTTTATATTTTATTTTGTTATATTAATAACTAAGACTGTATGACGGTTTGCTGATTGATCCTCCGTAAGGACGGAGAACGACTTTTAGCCCGTTGGTAATGTTTTACTTATCCATTACCAGCGGGTTTTTTATTTTACAGAGGAAAAAATGGAAAAAAGACAAATAAGAAATGATCACGACGAATCCCGTCCGATGCGGTTTGACCGTGGAATAATAAAAGGCAAAACAAGCCGTACCGCGGAAGGATATCTGCGTGCAGATGCCGTTGTTACGCGGTGCGGAGTTTTCAATTATAAAAATCCAAACGGTTCTGTCAGGCGGGAACTTCGTCATCCTGATGACGTGTTCAATCAAGTGAGCCTCGATAGTCTGAAAATGATTCCGGTAACAAATGAACATCCGGAAGTAAAGTTGTTGGATGCGAGCACAGCAAAGAAGTTCCAAGTTGGCTTTACTGGGGAGAATGTACGAAGAGACGAAAACGATGTTATGACCTCGATAACTGCAACCGATTCCGTAACAATAAATGACATTAATAACGGGAAAAAGGAACTTTCTTGCGGGTATACGCTTGATTTACTAAGAGAAGATGGTGTTTACGAAGGACAAAATTATAATTTTCGTCAAACAAATATTCTCTATAATCATGTTGCGTTTACAAATAGGGGACGTGTGGGCACAGCACGATTAAATCTTGACGAGCAGGACGCTGTTGAATTAACGAATGATGAAATAAATGGTAATAGTAATAGTGAAATTAATAACAAATCACAAAGGAGTAGTACAATGGGTAGTACAATGGTTAAATTCCGCATCGATAAAGACGAATTTGACGCTGATCCGCAGGTTGTTCTCTATGCGACCAAATTGGAGAATTCGTTGAAAGAAACAAAAACCAATTTGGACGGCATAACGTCCGAAAATTCCGCATTGAAAGCGGAACGCGATACCCTCAAAGCACGTCTCGATACCGCAGAAAAACGTGACGTTGCGAAGGAAATTTCCGATGCCGTTAAGTCACGGCGTTCTCTTGAAAATCAGGCTGGTGCGTTTCTCGGCAAGGATGTCAATCTGGATTCGATGGACGATTCCGCGATTCGTAAAGCAGTTGTGGAAAAGGCTTTCCCAACTCTGAAAGAAAAACTGGTCAATTGCGATGCTTCGTATTTGAATGTAAGCTATGACAATGCGACCGCTCTGTTGACAAACGAAAAAAGCGGTGGGGCTTCCGTTCAGCGTCAGTCAGTCATGGGCAACGGAACAAGAAATGATTCCGAAACCGTGGACGTAGAAAAGGCAAGAGCGGCCTACGAAAAAAGAATGATCGAGGGTTGGAAAAATCCTGCTGCGAAGTAATTGGTTCATAAAACAAACGAACGAGTGTACGAACTACGAATAAACAGTTTTTAAAACAATTTACATAGGAGAATAAAATGCAAACTTCTTACTCACAGGCGGCTCCGGTTGCCTTTCTCGGGATGAAGGCGGATTCCCGCTTCGATCATGTTGAAAGTAAAGTTGCGCTGGAAGAAATTCCGGTCGGTTTTGTTGTTACGAAGGCATTGGGGCTTGACAAGACGGTTATGCTCCCCGCAAAAAACAAAGCTGTTCAGACGTTCGACATTAACTTCGAGGCATCGAACTCTTGCGTTATCACGATCAATACCGTTGCGCTTACTGCGGTTGTCTATGCGTCAAGCCATGCTGTTACGATTGCTGCCGTTGCCGCGATGATCGCGACCGCAACCGGAGTGAAAACCTCAGTTGCTGACGCAAGTGCAAAAACGATCACCACGACCATGCTTCCAGGCTACGCGATTGCGATTGACGCAGTAGTAACCGGAGGGACAAATCAGCCGGTTGACACAACGGTATACACTCTTGCCAATGATCTTGCAAAAGATGGTGGTATTGCTTTACATTCGCATACCATAGCACAGGAAGATGACGGCACCGTTTCTTACAAAGCAACTGAAATGGTTAGTGTTCTTCGTCAAGGTTCGGCATACTGTATGGCAGAGGCGGCGATGACCTCGGATAGCGATGTTTACGTGAGACATACTGGTGCAACAACCGGAAAATACCTCGGCGCCGTTCGTGCGGATTCGGATTCCAGTTCATGTACTTTGTGGACTGGCGCAAGAGTAAAGAACGCCGTAACTGTTGCCGGTCCTGTACAGATCGAAATCAATTTACCGTAAATAAATAAGTAAAAGTCGTAAACGTCAATAAGTAAAAGTCGTAAACGTCAATAAGTAAAATTAATTCTTTACAAATGAAAAACAATTAACAATAGGAGTATTCATGAAACCTGAAATTATCCATGCAACGAATCTTGACGCGAACGAAAGCGCTTTTTTTTCGCAGGAGTTACGTCATGTCAAGTCGAGGACCTATGACGTTTTGTACCCGGAATTTACCGCAGTCAGATTGATCCCCGTATCGACCGAAGCCGGACCGGGAGCCGAATCCATTACCTATCGTTCCTTCGACAGAGTTGGCCTGATGAAAATTATCAGCAATTACGCTGATGATCTTCCTCGATCTGATGTCAAGGGGAAAGAATTCACTACTCCTGTTCGCTCTCTTGGTGGTTCTTACGGTTACTCCATTCAAGAAATCCGTGCCGCAATGAAAGCAGGTCGTCCACTTTCTGCGATGAAGGCTTCCGCAGTTCGTCAAGCGAACGAATACGAAGTCAACCGTATTGCGTACTTTGCACGTACAAACAAGGAAGATTTTGCAGGACTGCAAGGACTTCTTTATAATCCGAACACTACAAAAGGTGATCGTCCGAGCGGAAAAATCTGGATATCTGGAAATGCGACTGCCGACGAAATCGTCAAGGATGTCAACTATGCAATCAATACGCCCCGCGCATTGTCACTTGGTGTTGAGAGAGTTGATACATGCCTGATGGGCATTGATAACTTCTCTCATATCTCAAGTATGCTGCGATCTTCGAACAGCGATACCACAATCCTTGAATTTTTACGCCGCGTCCATCCGGGTGTATTGTTCGATGGGATTCCGGAACTTTCAGCAGTTACTCCGAAACCGTCTGCTCCGACCGGTAGCGGTACAACTAATGTACTGATTGCTTACCGCAGGAGCCCGGACAAATTGACACTGGAGATTCCTCAAATGTTTGAACAGTTTCCGGCACAGGAACGCGGGCTGGAGTATGTTGTGCCTTGTCATTCGAGAATCGGCGGAGTATTAATTTACTACCCGATTTCAATTTATGTGATGGAAGGCGTATAATAACGCTTTTCATTACTTGACAAATAACTTTAATTGATAAGTGAGGAGAAAATATGTTAGTCAGAAGCAAACTTCCATTCATTCTTACAGTTGCGGGTATCGTTATATACCCTGGACTCAATGAATTTTCCGACGTTATCGGAGAAAAGCTTTCGAATAGTGATTACTTCAAAGAGAAGCAAAAAGAAAGTAATCTGGAAGTTGTCGAGGTGGACTCGATTGACAAAGAGAAAATTGAGGAATTGGATTTGAACGGTCACCCGATTGTTGGCACAATTTTTATGTCCAGCGCGGAGGATGCGGTCGAACTTATCAACGAACTTTTCATAATTGGAGATTTACGTCTCATTCTTGAAAAAGAGAATTTACGGAAACCAAAGAGAAAGAAAGTTCTTGATGCTGTGCAACGTCAGATCGCAAAATTGACGGAAGATAGAAAAGAAGAAAAGAAAGCCGATAACGAGTAGATTATTCTCATGATGCCAGTTATTGAAATTATTACATTGAGAGCCCCGCAGTTTGCGGCTATTCCGCGACTTGCGGGGCTTATTACTCTTTCAACTTCGTTGACAAGTGCTTCTCTTTTTAAAGACAAGTATAACTATGCAGTAGCTTTGCGAGTAATGCATTGGTTAACAAAAGAGCAAATTGATGGAGGGAATTTGACTACGATCTCTGGTATAAGCACACCCGGAGCGATTTCAAGCGAATCCGAGGGCGAAACCTCGCGAAGCTACGCGGTTTCTTCGTCCAGCGGTATGGGAAGTTTTGAAGATTTGAAAACAACGGGATTTGGGAAAGAACTATTTCAATTGATACGCGGGTGTTCGTTTAGTCCGCGTACCAGAATAATGGTTGATTAATACAATGCGATATACACAAGTCATAGATCATAAGCACTCTTTATTTAGGGGAGAGCTTGACAAGATGAAAGGCAGCTTTACAAAAGTTGGTTTTCCATCGAATGGTACTGTTGATAAAGGGAACAAAATACGAAAAGATCAACCAGTGGGCATGACTGAAGTAGCGCAAGTTGCCGCGGTTCAGGAGTTCGGCGCTCCTGCAAAAAATATACCAGAACGTTCTTTTGTTCGTTCTTCGTTTGATGAAAGTTTGCCAAGATTGTTGACAATAAGAGATAGAGAGTATCTCAAAATTATAAATCAAAAAAGTACGGTTGAAAGGTCATTGGGATTAATGGGAGAATTTGGAGTTTCACAAATGAGGGGAAAAATTAGGGATACTTATACCCCGCCTAATTCACCGCGAACGGTTGCTCGTAAAGGCTCGTCGCATCCATTAATTGATACAGCACAAATGATACAATCAATCCAACATACGGAGACTATATCATGAGTTTTCGTATAAATACATTGACTGTAACTCGTTTTGCAAGTGATACGATGACAAAAGGAAGGTATGTTGTCGGAACGTCAAGTACGTTTACAATTCAAGCAAGTATACATAATGTCAACGGAAAAGATTTACTTGCTTTACCAGAAGGAAGAAGGGAAGCGGAAGCAAAAAAGATATTTACAAGCGATAGTTTAAATACTGTTGGGGGTGCTCGACCGGATCAGGTTACAATTGACGGATCGAATTTTGAAGTTATTCAAAAATTTGATCATACAAAAAATGGAGTTTTGGTACATTATAAATATATCCTATCAAAGATAGTTTCGAAATGATCACGGAAGAAACCTTACAAGATAAGATTTATGATTGGATGATTTTACAATTTCCAACAGCGCGAATAATTTGGGAAAATCCGACAGTAACACCAGCAGCAAGGCCTGATTTACCGTATTTTTCTCTACTTATTAAGTCTTTGACGGCAGAGGGACGGGACTATACTTCTCAGCCAAATGTACTAAGAACGGCTTCGATCACCGGTAACAGATTATTTGTGCTTTCGGTGAGCTATTCTGGTCAAAATTCTTTATCAGTCATTGAATCGTTATTAACATTGCTTGTAAAACAAGAAACTACGGATTATTTTCAGGACAATATTGGCGGTGGCTTCAGAGAATGTCGGGGAATTTTTAATCTTGACGCTTTACGAGAAAAGCGATGGGAACATAGAACAACCGGAGATTTTGTTTTTATGATAGCTTCAAGAATAGATTTTACACAAGAGACTATCGAGGCTGTTGAAGTTACTGGAGATATTTATGGAGTAAAAAATGAACCGAAACACACTCTTATAAGTCAAGGTGAGAAATACGAACCGGAACCGCAGCCAGAACCATAAAATTTTATTTACTTAGGAGGAATTATTATGAGCAGTATTTTTAGTGTTGCACAAGTAAACATTGACCGAGAAACAAAGCCGATATCTCAGGCCTCATTTGGTACCGTTCTTATTGTTGGACCGAACCCAACATTCTCAGATCGTATTGAATATTTTACCGACTTATCCGCGATAGCCGCGGTATTGACTGGCGGAATAACTTCACTTGAGTATCTTGCCGCAAAAGCCATTTTCTCGCAATCACCGGTTGTCGAAAAAGTGGCAATTGGCAAAAAACTGGTAGGTGATGCTAACTACGCAGAGGCACTTGACACCGTAAAAGCATCGGACAACGGATGGTATGGTCTTATTGCTGCAACCAGAACACAGGCGGAGCAGGTTTCAGCCGCTGGTTGGGCATTGTCAAATGAGAAATTTTGTTCGGTTGCCGCCGCGACTGCAAACATTATTGACACAACGGATGCAAACGACACGACAACGCTTGCTGCTGTTTTGAAAGCAGCGTCAAACTATCGAACATCATGTTTTTATTCCGCTGTTGCGGCGACTGAATTTGTAGACGCGGGTTATTTAGGGAAAATACTTCCGTACACTCCCGGCACATACTCAGGAGCATACAAAACGATTTCCGGAGTTACTGTTGATAAATTGACACCTACGCAATCTATAAACGCTCACACCAAATTCTGTAATACGTATGAGGAAATGGGCGCACAGAATAAAACATTTTTTGGGTATGTATCCGACGGTGACTATTCTGATACAATTATTTTCATTGACTGGTTGCGGTCACGAATTGCGGAAAATATTTATGTGATGCTCAACAATGTGAAAAAAATTCCAATCAACGATAACGGTATTGGTATGATAGAATCCGCGGTTCGTCAAATATTAGAAATTGGTCAATCGAACGGAGCAATAACGGAAACCGCTTTTGATCCGACTACCAAAGAACAGGTTGGTGGATTCAAAATTATTGTCCCTCGCGCTTCAAGCATAACGTTAGTTGATAAGACGGCAAGATTTTTGCAAGGCGTTAAATTCGTATGCTGGTATTCTGGCGCAATTCACACCGTGAGAATTGACGGAACGGTAACATTATAATCAGTTAACAGATAAGAAAATATCTACTAAGGAGAAAAATTATGTCATTAAGTACTTATGTGCCGGAGGATATCCTTGTAATCATTGGTGGTGCGATTATGAGTGGATTCGGTGACGGGACTTTTGTCGTAGTCGAAAGAGATGAGGATACTTTTTCCAAAAAAACTGGCGCGAATGGTCGCACAACCAGAACGAAAAGTTCTAACAAATCTGGCTCGATTACGCTTACTTTACAACAGACAAGCCCAAGCAATGATATTCTTTCCGCTATTCACGCAATTGACGAACAGACTGGTAACGGGGTTGTGCCTGTGCTTATTAAAGACAAGCGCGGAACAAGCATACATTCTTCTCCAGCGGCATGGGTCAAAAAGCCGGCATCTGCGAGTTATGCGAAGGAGTCGGAAGATCGCGAATGGGTTTTGGATTGCGCCGATCTCGAAGGACATGTTGGAGGAAATCCAACTTTCGGATAAAAACAAATTAACAAGAGCGAAATTTTTTATTTTTAGCTTTCATCGACTTTCATATAAAACCAGGACAGGTTATGGCTTACAAAACGATCGAATTGACTTTAAAGAACGCAGAAGAAAAAGATGTAAGCGTTCTCATTTCTACATTCCCGGCACGACAAGGGATACAGATACAAGCACAACTCGCCTCTATCTTAACATCATCTGGTGTTGCTCTCTTTTCAATGTTTGGCTCAAGTGATGAGGAAAAGGTTTCAAAAGAGACGATAAAACAGTTGGAAACATTGGATATAGCAACAACCGGAGAAGTTGACAAAGAAAAAAGTTCTCTATTATCAAGGTCTATGGATTTTTCAAAGGTGGACATCGAGGCGGTCGCAAGACTGCTTGTAAACAATCTTGATAAAAGAAAAGTTACTGATTTATTAATTGAGATTTGTTCGTCTGTTGTAATTGACGGAAAGCAACTTGCAAAGGGTAATAATATTTTCGATGAAACTTTCTCTGGAGAATATGGTTTACTGTTTGAAGTTATTTCTGAAGTGCTGAAAGTGAATTTTGGAAGTTTTTTCTCCAAAGGCAGTATTGGAAAAATCCTTTTCGCTCTCAGAGCAAAAATCCCAACACTGCCAAAATAGAAAAAATAAATCGACTATTCAGCGATATTGATCCGAGATTATTATTGGAGTGGCCACTTTGGAGATTAGTTTTACTTGACAAAGTGGCAACACTTCGGGAGTTGGAAACTACTTGGGATATGGACGATTTAACAAGAGCGAATACGTTGCTTGACATAAAGGCAAGATGTGAAGAAATACTCTGTGAAAAGTAAATGAAATTAATCGTATTGATTAATAACAAATAGACAGTTGTACATTTTGAAGAGATGAGGAAATTGTGGATACAATAACAGTGGGAATTGTGTGCTCATCAATTAGCGCACTAATAACATTTTTTGTCACTACTGTTGCACAGCGTTCAATTTATGAAGAACTATCAAAAAAGTCAACAAAACACCATATTGATTATCATCACGACGGTAAATCCGTGCATGATTTTATATCAGAGCATACAAAAGCGTGTAAAGCCCCTGCTGAGATAGATCGTTTAAAAATTGGTATTGTTTTTCTTGTTGGTCAAATGGGGGGAGATCCTCAAAAGATGGGACTTCTCTAATATGGTGTTGCGTGAACTTGTCAATCTAATTGGCTTTGACGTTAACGAAGCACAATGGAAAGCAGCAGAAAAAAGTATGGACTCACTTGTCAAGAAAGGTGAGAACGTAGGCAGAAAGCTATCCATGTACCTTACTGCACCAATACTTGCTTTAGGAGGATTTGCTGTAAAAGCACAATCCGAAAGCAAAGAAGCCCTTGCACAAATAGAACAGAGTTTAATAAGTACAGGTAATGCTGCGGGTAAATCTGTTGAAGAACTTGCGCAACAAGCGAAGAATTTACAAAACGCTACAATAATGGAGGATGATGCTATCCTCCGTCAAGTTACCGCGCAATTATTAACTTTTACGAATATCGCTGGAAAAGAATTCGATCGAGTGCAACAAGCGGTTCTTGATGTATCGGCAAAACTTGATCCAACAATGAATAATCTTCAAAGTGTTGCTATACAAATGGGGAAAGCGTTTAACGACCCGAAAAACGCTCTTTCAGCGCTAACACGAAGTGGGATTCAATTCAACGATCAACAAAAGAAAATGATTAATGCGCTTATTGATTCCGGAAAATTAGGAGAGGCGCAAAGAATCATGCTGAAGGAACTTGAAAGACAATATGGAGGTAGTGCAAAAGCCCTTGCTGATAACTCATCTGGTGTTAGGCAATTGAAAAATGATTTTTCAAATCTTCTCAAAATGTTCGGGGCTGATCTGCTACCAATGTTTAAGAGAATAACGGACGTAATAAGAAAACAAATAAAATTGCTTCAAGAGAATTTGACTCCTCAAATGAGAATAATAATACTTGTCATTGGAGGAATACTTGCCGCAATCGGCCCGCTTATCATCGGTTTTGTTATGTTGACAAAAATTGGAGTAGGTGTCGTCTCGATGTTTAAGCTTGTCACAACAGCAGCAAGAGCGGCGAATTTAGCGACGGGATTATTCATTGGAAAAATGGCATTGATCGGCATTGCGGTCGCTGCGGTTATCGTGATACTTGCTTTACTCGTAGAGGATATAATCGCTTATGTCAACGGAAATAAATCTCTTATTGGTCAATTTATCGAACCATGGAGCACTCTTGGTCCGAAGTTTAAGGAGTATTTCGCACCAATTATCATTTTGTTAAATGATTTATGGGTTAATGTAAAAACTATATTTCAGGGAATCATTGATTGGGTGATGGGTATTTTTACCGGAGACGTTGACAGAGCAGTAAAAGGTATTGGTGAGATTTTATCCGGAGTTTGGGAAGCTATCGGAAATATGGCAGCAATTTTAGTTCCTATTTTATGGACTGTTTTACAAGCTATATGGGGCGCGCTTGTCAAGTGGATTCCTAACCTATTCTCTTGGCTCTGGAAATCTGCCTTAACTGCGGTTGATGCGATTCTTACTTATATCTACGATATGATAACCGGATGGATTAAATCGATTATTGATGCGATAACTGGTGCGTTCGCAAATATTTGGGATACTTTAAAAAACTCAGCCAAGGGAGTAGTTGACAAAATCGGTCTTGGAAAGTTTTTAAAAACAGGCGACAAGTGGTTTCAGGGTGTAGGTGGACCACTCTTTTCTCCAGCGGCTGGAGTTCAAATGGCGGGAGCAGTCGCAGGTACTCAAAATCTTAGTACTATGAATCGTTCGGCAAATAAATCTCTTAGTGTTAATTCAGAAATAAAAGTTTATGTTCCGCAGGGGACTCCCGAAAGTCAAGCGTCATTTGCTGGAGATGCTGCACGAAAAGCAGCGGAAGATGTATTTAATGCTAAAATGAACGACCTAATGAATAATATGTCGGAGGTCGAGTGAGTACGGTAAATACAATCAGTTTATTGACAAATAGAAAGTCTCCTGGGAAGATAAAAGATTTGGAGATTGACGTAACAGTGCGGGAGGTTCATAAATTTATAAACGATATAACGGAATACCCGATCGAAAACGGGTCTGTAGTAACAGATCACGTAAGGCAGCAGCCAGATAGGTTGACAATGGAGGGTATTATTACCAATACCCCGGTTATCCCGTTAAATAGTGTGATTGGTTCGCTTGTTCGGGGAGATAACTCAAACAGAAACGAGGCCGCGTTCAATGAGTTATTGACAATGGGAGGATTTTCTGTATCGAAACAACCTGGAGAAAAGCCAATAAGAATTGGCCCACCACAAATAATTGACATTGTGACAAGTTTGCGACTGTACACCGGTATGATCATTGGGGATATTTCGGTTACTGTTGATAATACAACAGACAACTCTTTAGTTTTTACTGTTGAATTTCGTCAAGTTGTTTTCGTCAACTCAGATATAACCGTAATTAATAAAGCGAATTCATTAAACGGAAAAGCAAAAAATATAAAAAATCAAAATTCTCCAACTGTTGACAATGGGAAAAACAGTACACAAAAAGTTGATAATGGATCGAATCTGTACAAGGCAGGAGAAGCAATAAAAGGGTTGCTTAGAAAATGATCAAAATACCGTTTAAATCATCTCCGTCTTTCAAGGAGGAAATATTGCTTGACAATATTCCCTACATCTTTGAATTTATTTTCAATTCGAGGGGTGATTTCTGGGTGCTCAATCTCTATACGGTTGATGAGACACTACTAATGGCTGGTATAAAATTAGTAATCAACTATGAACTTATTTCTCAGTTTACAGGAAGAGGGCTTCCGAGAGGTCAACTTTATGCAGCGAGAGAAAATCAATCAATGGATAAAATATCACAATTAGAATTTGAGCAGGAAAAAGTTTTTTTAATTTACTTTACGGAGGAAGATCTTGTCACAATTTGATCGTTTAATTTCTGTTATAATAAATACGCAAAGTTCACGCTTTACAATAAAGAACTTGCATATTTCTTTTACTGTTCAGAAAACAGAGAGCAGCGACTCAAATAAATGTTCCATTTCGATTTATAATCTTTCCGATTCCACAATAAACACGATAAAAGAAAGCGGTTTGACTGCTATTTTAAACGCCGGTTACAAACAAGGAAAAGGGGAGGAAGTTCTCTTTATCGGAGATATTTGTAATGTGTCAACACAATATGAATTTCCGAATAAGATCACAATGATTGACCTATACGATGGACAAAAAGCCTTGACATACTCGAAAACGTCCGTATCATACAGAGAGGGTGCGGATTCTTTACAAATATTGAGAGATGCTTTAAATAAATTTGGTTTACCAATTAAAACAGACCTAACAAAGCTTGTGTTAAAAAATAAGCAATTTCTAAACGCTTTTTCTTTTGCCGGCTCGACAAAAACACTGGTCGATACATTGACAAAACATCTTGGGCTTGATTGGTCTATTCAAAATGGTGAACTAAAACTATACACAAAAGAAAAACTTGAAAGTTACATTCTTATTAATTTATCAAGCGAAACCGGTCTTTTAAATGTACCCGAATCCATCAAGATTCAGTCGAAAGAAAAGACAGGAGAGAGAAAAGAAGAGATTGACGGTTTCAGAATAAAAGCTTTACTTCAACCAAAGGCAGAACCGGCCGGAACAATCTCATTAACAAGTAGAAATATTCCGAAAGGAAGTAAATTCCGTATTTATAGTGTCAATCATATTGGGAGCAATTACGAAGGTGATTTTCAAACAGTAATGGAAGTTGTGAAATATGAGTAGTGCAGGTCAACAAATTACATTTACAAATGCGATAAAAACCGCTATTCGTTCGATTTTGTCGGACGAACTTCATACTTGTCTACCTGGTAAGATAACAAAAATACTTGATTATAAAAAGAAAAAAGTATCTGTCAAGCCCTTATTAAAAAGAACATATCTTGACGGGACGATACTCGAGTTACCGATTATCGACAATGTTCCGGTTGTTTATCCGGATATAGGAGAAGCATTATTAAAATTTCCGCTTATTGTCGGAGCAAAAGTTTTGCTATTGTTTTCCGAAAGATCACTTGACAATTGGTTATTAAGTGGAAATGACTCTATTCCAGGGAATCCAAATAAATTTTCTTTATCGGACGCTATTGCAATTTTGGGATTGAGTGATTTTTCTCGCGTAAACGACAAGATAACCGACAATACAAGTTTGGAACTAATCTATAAGGATTCGAGAATAACGTTGAAGGATAATGGAGATATTGTCGCAACTTCCGGGAATACGTTGACACTGAAGAAAGATGGTGATATTGAAGTTGGCGGACAAGCTTTGAAAAAATTGATTAATGAGTCCTTCAAGGACGTTTTCAATAATCATGTACATAATTTCATTGCGGCGCCAAGCGGAAGTTTTTCAACATCAACACCAGCGAGTACGATACCGACAGCGCTCCCTCCTCCATCTGTACCAGGTGGCGCTCTGGCAACTTTTGGAAGTGCGATTACATCCTCTGAGATGACGCAGAAAGTCAAGGGTGAATAAATGCTTGACATTAAGCTGGACATAAATTCGCATGACATAATAGTTGATAATTTCGATTTACAACTCTGTGAGGACGATCTATATTTAGTACAGAAACTAAAAATAAAATTCCTCTTTTTCTACGGAGAGTGGTTTCTTGACATTACGCAAGGAATAAAATACTATGAAGAGATACTCATAAAAGACCCGAATATTTCCACAATTGACAATATGTTCAAGTTGACAATTATGGAAGATGGCTATTTTTCGAGTATTATAGAGTATCAAAGTAATTTTGATTTACAAAAAAGGGAATTTTTGGTTTCTTTTAAAGCGATGAAAAATAATGGGGAAATCTTTGTCTTTCCCCAGGAGGTCTTAAAAATATGAGTTTTGGAATAATACCAGAGGGTTTCAGATTGAAACGATTGGAAAACATAATGAGTGATCTTGAGCGGAATCTTCGCGCAAGATGGCCGGAAATTGATCTTTCTCCAGCGTCCGTGTTCGGTCAACTTATCGGTGTATTTTCCTACTCATATACTGAGATGTGGGAGCAGCTACAAAAAGTTTATGATTGTAAGCGTCCGTCAAGCGCTGAAGGTATACAACTTGATGATATACTCGCATTAAATGGATTGACGAGATTAGAACCAAAACCGACAATTGTGGAGGTTAGTTTAAATGGTACGAAAAATACAATTGTGCCAAATGGTACTATTGTACGTAATAGATTGACAAATGATTTATATAGTTTGCAGTTTGATACAAAAATTACTAATGATGATGTATCAAGAATTTTTGTGCGAATTGTCAATTATGTAGAAAGTACTGATTATACTATTACAATTCAAGGAAGAACATATACCGTAAATTCAGGTATAAGCGGCACTAAGTTAGACATTTGTCAACTATTTGAGACGGCAATATCTTCTGATTCTCTTTGTGTTGCTGATGTTATGATTGTTGGTGACGATACTCTTGAATTAACTCAAAAGAATACTGTATTTAACGTAGAGGTAGGTAATGAAATAGAGTACTTGACGCCTGCTAATTTTGAGTGTACAGAAAATGGTTTGAAACTTTCTATTTATGGGTCTGTTACAATAATTGAAACACCGTGGAGTGGTCTTGACAAGGTATTCAATTTTATAGACGGTATACCAGGACGGGATTTTGAAAATGACGCAGAAGCGAGAATCCGCAGAAGTCAATCATTGCAACAATTAGGTGCTGGCACACTCCCGTCAATTGTTTCAAGAGTTGGCAACGATATTGACGGTGTTTCGCATGTAAAGGGTTTCGAAAATAGAGAGGATATTGTCGTAAGCGGTAGACCCCCTCATTCTTTTGAAATTGTAGTTGTTGGCGGAGACAATCAAGAAATTGCGAATTTGCTTTGGGCGATAAAACCGGCAGGTATACAAACATTTGGTAATGCACCGAACAATACTGGTGTTGGATTTAACGTTATTGACGCTAATGGTGATACTCAAGTAATACACTTTTCACGACCTGTTAATAAATTCGCGTTCATTAATGTTATTCTCAGTTTGTATAGCGAAGAGATTTTTCCGACCGATGGCATCAACACTGTAAAAAATAACATTCTTAATTATGGTGAAACATTTACAATTGGTATGGATATAATACCAGAACGATTTTTTGGTTTCATTTATTCTGTTCCAGGGATATTAAAGCCAATTGTAACGATAGCGGTCACAGATAATGAGGGGGACACACCTTCTTATCAGTCAACGCCAATTAGTATTAATCCATCTTGGATTGCACAATTTAGCTTGTCAAGAATATTTGTAACTGTGGTATAGGAGGAATAGATGGGTGTAGGCTATTATACAAAAAAAATACATAAGGTCTTATCGTCTACGCACTCAGACAGCGATGCCGGGGAGGCTTTACGAGGAGATATTATTACCGGTCAAGGCGCTACTCCTAAATGGAAACGCTTGTCTATAGGTACTACTGGAAAGGTTCTTACCTCTGACGGTATTGACGTATCTTGGCAGCCAGGATCTTCTGTATCGGGCATTGAGAATGATATCCCTAAATTTGCCGTTTCTGGTTTGTCAAGTAGTATAATGAAAGAATTTGACGGTAGTATTAGTATTCCGTACTTAGGAACAGATAAAAGATCTGTCCTGTCGGTTGACCAGATGCAGATTTCTCACTTAGACGGAGGAATAAATATAGGTGGAGTTGATATTACGGAAAATCAGTTAATAATCGGTAGTATTGGAGATAATTTTGTACAAAGAGATACACAAAAAAGATGGTTGTATGTCGCTATGTCAAGTAGCGGTAAATACCAAATCGCTATTACTGCTGCAATTTCAGGGGTTAATGACTATTTGTATGTGTCAAGCGACTACGGCGTTATATGGACACAACGTGCCGTTAATACATCTTTGTGGCGTTATATAGCCATATCGGAAAATGGAAAATATCAAAGCGCATTAACCTCCGATAGTGTGTATGTTTCTTCTAATTACGGAGTAACGTGGACTCAAATATTTTTTGTTGGTGTCGCTATTGGTAATTCAATTTGTATGTCAAGCGATGGACGGATACAGATTATAGCGTCCAATACAAATTATTTGTGTAGATCAACAGATTATGGCGTAACATGGAATTTTATTTTGCCATCTTTGTCTCGCGATTGGATCGGAGTAGCTATGTCCAGTAATGGTAAAATAATTACTGGGTCTGCATATAATGGTTATTTGTATGTATCGGATGATTATGGCGCTACGTGGGCTCAACGAGGAACATCACAACAATGGAGTTTTGTCGCTATGTCAAGTAGCGGTAAATACCAAACTGCAATTTCTCAATCTGGATCGACAGGTGTTTTTGTGTCAATTGATTATGGCGTAACATGGACACAAAAATTATCTGGGGTTTCCATTAGATATATATCCATGACAAGAAACGGTTGTATTCAGATAGCAGTAACAAGCAGCACTTCTATTAGAATTTCATCGGATTTTGGATCTACTTGGGTCACCAAGGGTTCTTTTACAAGCGGTATATTAAGAGGTGTTGCCGTTTCAAGTGATGGTAAAATATTAACATTGACAACCGCGTTATCGAGCACACCTTATATTAGTTATATCTATACTTCGTATGCGTCCTCTCATGAAAAAGGGAATTTGAAAATTGACAATGGTGATTTATATTTCTCAGCGGGTAAAGGTATTGCTTTCGAGACATGGCAAGCCGGGACATTAGCGGAAGTAAATTATATGGTTTCCGTTACATACGGTAAAGGCAAATTTGTTGCGTTATCGGCAACGGGAACTAATTGGGTACAATGGTCTCAAGACGGAATATCGTGGGTATCCGCCTCTTTAGCTGAAAATAATACTTCGCTTGGATTGTGTTATGGAAACGGTAAATTTGTTTTAGTATCACAAAATGGTATTAACAGGGTACAGTGGTCATATGATGGTATTGCATGGGTTACTGCATCGGCCACCGCAGCAGAAACATGGAATGGAGTTGTATGGGGTAAAGACAAGTATGTTGCTATTTCTTATACCGGAAAAATAATGTATTCCTTTGATGCTATTACTTGGTTATCAGCTACTGAGCCGGGTATATTATCCTTAACGTCTATTACATACGGTAATGGTCGCTTTGTTGCCGTAAGCGATTCTGGTACAAAAAGAGTTATTTATAGTTTTGATGGGATTACTTGGCTTGACGTAACGGTAACCACTAATCAATGGAATGGTTTATGTTATTATAATGGGAAATTTGTTGCAACGGCTTTCAGCGGAGCCGAACGGGTTATGTGGTCTTTTGATGCCATAAATTGGAATTATGTGGTAGTTCCTACGTCAAATAATTGGGCGTACGTAACCGGAGGAAATGGTAAATTTGTAGCGGTAGCCAGATCTGGTTCGAATAGATCGATGTGGTCCAAAGATGCTACTACCTGGAATATTATGCCTCTGTTTGAAAGCCAAACTGCGTTCGGAATATGCTACGGAAACGGTAGATTTGTAACTGTTGCGGCGGATAGTACAAATAGGGTAATGTATTCAGGGGATTCTATAGATCCGGTGTCTTGTGGTATACCTAATATATTGGTGGGCGATTTAAAAATAGATGGAGGTAATTTAAAATTATTAACAAACGGTAAAGGCATAGATTTTCAAAGCGGGGCCTCTTTGCTGTCGTCAACTTCAGGTATTCGGTTGTCAAGCAATAAAGCCCTTGAAATATTTGGTAATTCTGGTACCCCTACTGAACTTTTGAAAATAGGAAATCCAACTTCTGGGTTTTATGGATTTTTCTCTTTTGATTATTCCGGAAATACAACATTTCGGATGAACTCAGTTAATACCGATTTCATTTTGGGCCAGAAATCTGTTGATATGTTGTATTTAACCGATTATTTAATCGGTATATCGCATTTTAGAGTAGTTGATAATTTAGGTGAGCCGATGTTAAAACTGTATAACGGATACCCGGTTAACACTTATCAATTAATAGGATTCGGTAGTCAAAAAACTGGAATAACCGCACCATCGTGTGTTGTTTGTGGTTTTAAAGTAACGGATGAATCTGGTTATTCGAAGGGGGATTTTATTATAGGGACTCGAAACACGACCGGAGGCTCGGATATTCCCGTAATCCGTTTTGCTGTTAAAGCGCCTGGAGATATTAGCATATTGACAGATGGTATATTCCTTAGCTTCGGAGTCGATAGTGAAATTAAATTGACGCATATACATAATGATGGACTGGAGTTAACTGGGAATTTAATTTTTAAAACAGTGGGAGGTACTAAAATAGGTACCGGAACAAGCCAATTATTGGCTTTTTGGGGAACCACTCCCATAAGTCAACCAGCTACGATATCTGATCCGTCCGGTGGGTCTACGGTTGACTCTGAAAGTAGAACAGCAATAAATACAATAATTGACAGATTGCAAGCAATCGGTCTGATAGCAACATAAACAAAGAAGGATAGTATGAATACAAGTATTGATTTGGAAGTGTTAAGAAATTATCTTGGAGAAAAGGATCTAATAATTCTTTCTTTACAGTCCGAGATAAAGTCATTAAAGGAAAAGCTGAAAAACTTTGAAATCAAGGAGTAATTATGGCACTAAATTTTATTGACTTGACCAAAAAAGAAATATTACAGCACAACAAAATAATGATCAATAAGTTTAGGGACGATAGAAATGATTTTCAAAATAAAATCGATACCTTGACTGCCGAAAGTGTTGTAATACGAGGCATGACGGACGCAGAGTTTCTTGCAGTGTATGCTCCAAAAATAGACAAAATAAAATATCAATTTGGGGAGGAAAATTAATGCAAACATACCCTGTATCTAAAATCACAGGACTAGAAACAATTAAGTATGAGGTATGGTATTTTGACGAGAACAACGCCGGAAAACCTGGATTGACAATACATACAAAATTGCGGAGAACGGTTGATAATTACTATTTTGACTTTTCAGATGCCACATTTAAAGCCGTACCAACATTAGATCATATTATCATGTTGGGCGGATCTGTAAATGGTTTGTATTATTACAATTTGGTACTAAATTCAACATTTTTTGTGGACGTTGAATATAGCTGGGAGGTTACCCCCCAGAATACCGATTACCCCCCGTTAATAGAACCGTTTACATTTGAGGACGTTACTTCAAAGATAAAAGCAATATTTGATAAGCTTCCTTCCGGAATAATTTCAAATTTCTCTCTGGGTACGACAGTTTCAAATGTCACTGTTGAACATATTTTTGAGTTGCTGATGTCAATGTCTGACGGTCGGTATACCATAGACAAAAGTACCGGAAGAATAACATTCTTCAAAAGGGACAATCTTACACCGTTGACAATAGTGACCGCAACTGAAACGTCACGGGTACGAAACCCGCTATAATATTGCAAAGGAAAATATGTACTACCCAAAAAGTTTAGATTTGTCAAGGTACGGGCAAGACACACCACTTGTTAGCGGTTTGGTATCAACCTACGGTTACAGCGAGTATAACGGGATTAATATTGGGGTACAATCCGATGTAGTCCAAAATGCAATCGATTTACTAATCGAACAATTCAAAAATTCGGCCGATTTGCATAAACTGATCGGAGCATTGTTATCACCAGCTCAGGAAATCGAGTATGTTTTAGGCGACATAATTACGTTGACTGCGTTGGAGATAGCAACAGCAGACCAGCTTGACATAATAGGTGAGATTGTAGGAGAGTCTCGTGAAAGTAGATCGGATACTGAATATCGTAATGCAATCAAAATACGTATTTTTTTAAATAGTTCTACTGGCTCGGCGGAGACTATAATTATGCTTTGTCGTTTTTTGACAAGGGCGTCAACAGTACGCTATCTTGAGGCATATCCGGCGAAATGTATTCTCACCTTTAAAACAATATATACTCCGCCAGTAAATTTGCAGAGTGCACTTGAGAGTGTTGCTCCCGCTGGTGTAAAGTTGTCTTTATACCAGAGCGACGACGATGAGGATTTTTCCTTCGGAGAAGAGAATGAATTTTATCCCGATACTGATATGTCAGGCTTTGGTGAAAATGATTTTCCCTCAGAAGGTGGGAAGTTTGTAGAAAAAATTTAGTATTTTTCTTTTGAAATTTTACACTTTGTAAAGGAGACAAAAATGGCGGATTATTTAGGAATTGAAAACGATGTACCCGACAATTTACCAGAGTTTGCAACAGATAATGTTGTTGACCCACTTTCTGGCAAAAATAATGTAGTGTCACCTTCAGCGGACCAAAAAAGTTTTGGTTGGTTTCCGTTTCGTAAACGTCCTGAAAGAGGAGTTATGAATTGGTTACATCGGAGTACTTACCAGTGTATAGATTTTTTGCAGAATACGTTTTACCCAGCGGTTGATTTTGCTTTAGAGGGAATTGACGGAAGGGTAACTACTCTCGAATCAGAAATTGGTGGTACTTTAGACGTTTCGTTGTTTTTAATCAGAGATCAATCGCAACCTACATTTGGTTGGACCACTCCAGGACCAAATAGTGTAGCAGTCCCGAGAGTAGGTGATCAGCGGTATCTTGATTTTACCATTAGATGGGTTAAACTCAGGAGAATTTTATTTTTAATCATACCAGAGGCTACTTGTGCCGTAAATCTTGGTACACATTCAGATTGCGTAATGCATTTTAATAATATTATTCCCTCCGCATTTGACAGTTTAAAGCTGTACCAGAAAATGAATTGTTTAGTATATAATCCCCCTGTGGGATTGTTAAATGGGTATTTACAATGGAGTATTGACGGTATTTTACCAATTAGAACCGAAGTTTCGTTAAGTGGGGGTACTGTCGTAAATACTATAGAAGATTTCATTTGTCAACGAGCAATAGGATCACTTGCCGGTTTACCTTGTCAAACAATAGTAGGTGCGTTTGAATAACAGAAAGGACAATTTATGGCAAATTTTAACAAAGCAATAAAAATAATTTTAAAACATGAGGGAGGTTACATTAATGACCCAAGAGACCCCGGCGGAGAAACAAAATTTGGCATATCAAAGAGATCATTTCCTAACACCGATATAAAAAATTTGACAAGTGCGCAAGCAGAAACTATTTACAGAATAAATTACTGGGAGTATATAAGAGGAGATTTAATCGATGATCAAATTCTCGCAACTAACATTTTCGACTTCGCAGTAAATGCGGGAGTCTCGCAATCTGTAAAGACTATCCAAAAAATTGTAAATACGGTAATTGACGGTAAGATGGGATTTAAAACCTTAATGAAGATTAATTCCTCAAAAGAAAATTTGAATCCATCATTTACACGAGAGAGAATAGAGTTTTATAAGAATTTGGTAAAGAAAAATTCCTCTCTATCTAAATTTTTAGTGGGCTGGGAAAAACGAACTAACTCTTTTGAAAGCGAGGTCGCATAATGAGTAATTTAGTGGGTAGTATTTTTTCCGGAGCCGGTGAGGGGTTGTTGAAGGGTTTCGGTTCAGCGGTTAAAGGAATTCGTGAGGCCGTCACCGGGAAGGAAATTATTACAGGTCAAGAGAGGATGGATCTTGTGAACAAACTTCATGAGATGGAAATAGCAGCACTGGAGGCGGATAAATTGATTATCTCGTCGCAGGCGGATATTAATAAAATCGAGGCGGCGTCTTCGAGCGCTTTTAGAGGTAATTGGCGCCCAGCAATTGGTTGGGTTTGTGTAATTGGATTATTTTATCAATTAATTTTTCAACCACTCTTTCCGTGGTTAATTGACACGGGGACAATTCTATTTTCGCAAAAAGCAATAATTCTCCCGGCTATGCCAAAACTTGACGGACAAACATTATTTTCATTGATTTCTGGGATTTTAGGTTTGGGAGGGTTTCGGACATTTGAAAAAATACGCGGATTGTAATAAACCTGTCCATTTTCGATTCGCGTTTTTATAGAGCAGTCAGTTACGTGTGACTGCTCTTTTTTTGTGGGTCAGAGCGACGCACAGCGTCGTTTTAGAGATGTTGACGTCGTGAGCTATAAAATCTACGCTACAACCGTTATCACGCTTTAGATAACCCCCTGATCCGGATGCCGGGCAAGGGAACAATCAAATAATATCGACCTTTGTACATGCACTCAAAATTTTTATTTTGCCCACTTCTCGCGCGGCATTGCCGGAGAGGGAAAATTTTTGCCGTTTTGAGTCATGGTTGTAACCTACTACACCCTCTCCGTCTATGTCGATTACCTCTACTACTCGAGCACATTTTTCGCTGATTTTATCCGCTATTGCTGTAAAATTTGCGCTCCTCCATCCACACGGCCTGTACGTAGACGCACGATAACTGATTTTAATTGTACTCATAAAATCCTCCTCGTTTGATTATTGTTGAAACATGCCATTTCTGGTACCAATTATTTAATGTAAGCACACACCTACTCCTCAACGATAGATTTGTTAAACCGTTCCGCCAACTTGCAGAAATCATCAATAATTTTACGGCGTTTAAGAGATATTGTCTCAGATATGGTTAATCTGGAAATCGGAACTTTATCGACGTCAGTAAATTCATTGATCTCAAACAGGTCTATTTCGTCTAACAATTTCTGGGTATTAACTATCATAAAATCCTCCTCGTTTGATTGTTTAGCTAATCCTCAACATTAACCGTTTCCAACTCAGTTTCCTGGTATGGGGTCCAAGCTGTACCGGTGATTTTTTTATACTCGGTTTTAAGTGCCTTTGCCTGGTTTTTATCTGCGTAGATCATGGCAATTTTTATGCTGTGGTACAGATCACTAACCTCTGTGCTGGCCAGGATATCGCTGATTACTACCGACAAATCTAACAGTACGCTCGCCGAACCGCTGAAGTCGGGATCGTAATCGTTCATGATCTGCGCCCAATCAGGTCGTTTATCGTATTTA